TCCGTGGTGATGGTCATCTCAGCGCCCCCACTGCAAGGGCTACACAAAGCACCCATACACACCAAAGCGCTTTGCAGGTTATCTTCATGGCCCGCTCCAGCCGCAGGATGGCCGTGCGCTGCGCTGAGCCGTCAGCCTCCAGCCATTCCACGCGCGCTTCGAGCCGTGGCTTTGGCCTGTCGCCTTCGATGGCGGCGCGCAACATCTCCGCGCGCGCTAGTTGTTCGTCTTTGGTCATCCCGCAACACTCCACGCCACCAGCGCGATTGCCGCCGCGCCTATTGCACACATGATGCGCCATTCCCGCGCGCTAACGCGGGAAGGCTCTGGCCCTGGGCCGGGGAATATGCCGCCGGTCATGGTGATTTACTCCATGAAGGGCGCCATACCGCGCGCATTTCGCCAAGATGCTTTTCAATGTCCCTAATTAGGATTTTCCCAATGTTTTGACGTTCAGGATTAAACGCAACCCAAGCGCGCGCTGCGCGGTCGTTTTGGCTTCTGCGATCTCCACTTTGTTGTGGATCATCTACGATTTGACGGTAGAAGGCTTTGACAGAAGGCGACATATCGTCAAAATCTGACAAAACAAATGCGCGCCATTGGTCAAGGATATAGGTTTTATAGCCGCCCCGATGCCATTCCATCAAAAGCAAGGCTACTGCGGCTTTAATAGGGGCCGATGTTCTGCCTTTTGCGGCATGACCGCAAGCGGCAACAACCTCTAGGATTGCGTTTCCACATTCCGACAGCACCTCTTCCGCGTAATGCGGTTCAACGCTGCCCGAGCCGTGTAATCGGCAAATATAGGCGCATGGGTCAACTATTCGACGATCAGTGTTTAAGGCGTCGGAAAGCAATCGTGGCTTACCGCGATCCATCACTAAATAAGCGTCTTCTGACACGTCAAGCGCCACAACCATCTGCGCCGCAATCCCGGCTTCAACAATGGCGGAAAGGCGATGCTGTCCATCTAAAAGCCTGCCGCTTGGAGAAATTGCCACACCTTGATGCGTCAATTTCCAATTTCCACGACGCAAATCATCGGCATATTGAACAACTGCCCGTCTGCGAATGGCGCGGTTAGCCGTATTTTGTTTAAGAAATTCCGCCGCAAGATCGGGCGTGATTTCCATGATTGATATTTTCATTTTGGTTGCTCTACCTCAGAAAGGGATTTCATCATCGAGATCGGCGGGCGCTTGGCGCGGCGCGGCTGGTGCGCTGGCGCCGTCCTTCGGTTTGACTGACAGACTAAAGAACCGCCCGGAACCGTCTTTGCGTTCCTTCACCCAACCTGAAAGCCAATACTCGCGCCCCTCCACATTGATGGAGCCGGAAAAATCCGGATGATTGTCTTGCGTCTTCCGGTCATTGCGCCCGAGGATGCCTTTATTCGTGTTGTCGTAGCCGCTCATTCTGCCATTTCCTTTTCAGTGGTTTCTTCCAAGCGCGCCGTGATGGCCGCGCGAATATCTGCAACGGTGTCGGGGTAACGCGCTTCAACGGTGGCGAATGTGCCGAGGTTCGCATCAGCCCAGGCGCGCAACGCGGCGGGGTCATGCGCCAGCAGGCCAATCGCCTTCATCGCGGCACGGTGCCAAAGCTCGACGTTGGCGATCGCGTGTTCCTTGGTATGCGGGTCAATCAGCGGCAGGGGCTCGCTTGCGGGCCGTGCGGCGGGCGCTGACGCGGGTGCAACGGCGGAGGCAAGGTTTTCCACGTGCCGCGGTTCGGCGGGCATGTCGTCAATTTCTTCCGGCGTGTAAGTGCCGACAATGCAGGCAGGGAACACGGTGCGGATGCCTTCGGAAATGCACCGGGCGCGAAGCATGGCGCGCGGGTAAGCCCTCCAAACATCTTTGCCGGAAAGGTTCGCGGCCTTGGCTTGTTCAATAGTCCAAGTGATTTCAACGCTACCACCTGCCGGGTGCGAAAACACACCAGACACGGCGCCTTCATCGTAGCGAGACCATTTGACGGAACCGCCGGCCTGCTGAAACCGCGCCAGCATGGCGTCTGACTTCATAGACGGGCGCCCGCTAATGACATGGTAATCGCGCAACGCAACAGCGGGGTGCAACCCTTCGCCCTGGCATAGCAGCATAATAGCCAATGCCTCGTCTTGCGTCTTAAAGCCGAACATGCGCGAATTGGCGGCGACCGCTGCCATTTTCGACATTTCGGCAAAAGGGACTAGATCAGTCATCGTTCATTGTTCCTTTGCTGTAATCACAAGAGACGGTGGAGATTGCGTGAGCGCCGCGCCGGGGATTTCCTCACCACGGTTTAGGCGCGCTTTAATGAGCGACTTGTCCGGCTCGCGCTTCATGCGCCAGCAGTCATCGGGTAGCGCCGCGTCATCGCTGATTTCCACGGCGCGGGCGCCATTTGCTCGCAACGTCGCGCGGTGGTGCTTACCTTCTGCCATAGCCGCGCCGGGGTCGCCGCATTCGGCCAAGGCAACGCGCAAAGCCTCGCGGGCTTTGGCGGCGCCGTGTGTCAATTCCGCCTGGACGCGCGTCCAGTATGTCACGGCGCGCTTGGCTTCAGCCTCGGCGGCTTCAAGCGCAATAATCGCGTCCAATGCACCGGCAAGACTGCCGTCAAAGCTATTGGCCTGCGCTGCTTTGCTAATGGCGCACTTTGCTTCGATCAGCGCCAGGCGCATCGGGTGCGCGTCATAGTCTGACATGGTTGCGGGAGCTTGGACGGCGCGCATATCCTCGCGCAGCTGCGCCGCAATGTTCTCGGCTGTCATTGTGCGTCTCCAAACAGGGAAAGCTGGTTTGGTTGCGGAATGAACACATCGGCGCCGGCAGCTTTCAGCAGCGCGGCAAGCGCGGCGGCTTCGCGGCGCTGGTCGGCGGCATCATCGAGGCACCGCGCGGCGCGTTCCGGGTCAATGTGTTCGCAGCGCGCGGCGGAAGCCTCCAGGCGGCGGGCTTCGATAAGGCGCGTGGCGTGCAGGCCTGCCACGGTGGCAATATCGGCGCGGTCCATCACACGAGCCCCAGGATCACAAGCCAAACGGTGACAACCCACGCGGCGCCATGCAGCACGGCTTCAAAAGCCGCGCTCACATTGGCGGCGCCGAAGAAAATGGACAGCACCAGCACGGTGCAAAGCGGGCCGAGAACGACCCACCAGACGGTGCGCTCGGGGGTCATTGTGCCACCCCCTCGGCGCGCTCAATCAAGCGCAGCGAGTTATCCAGTAGGGCCAATTCATCAGCCAAGCCGCGATGCAGATAAGCGCTCTGCGTGGTGAGGCGCAGCTTCATCAAGCGTTGCGCCAATTCCAGGCATTTTTGCGCGGCTTGCACCCGGACGCCGGAAGCGCCGCTTTCAATGAATTTGAGAAACTCGGTCGCCAGCGCGGCAATGGGCTGCGCCAGATCGGCAGCTTCAGCATTGGCCGCGTCGGTGACGGCGATGTCTTCCCACTTGCAGGATGCAAAGCAGATTTCGTCGACCGCTGCGCTTACCCGCCCCTGCGCTACCGCGACGTCATATTCAGCTTCATCGCGGTCATGGTGCGGATATTCTGGGCTGCGGTGGTCGTTTGTGACCAGGTTCTGCGGGTAGGGCACTGCGGCCTCCATCGGTTGGCGATGGAGGGACTATGAACGCTTATCGTTCATTCAGTCAAGAGGAAAATGAACGGTAATGGTGCAATTTTTTATTTTGGCTTGATAATCCGCTCGGCAAATCCGGCTATAACTGCCAAACCTTCCTCGTCCATGTGCTGGATCGCTTTCAAAACCCTATCCATTTGCTGGGCACGCGGCGCGTCATCTGGATGCGCTGATAATTCCGCAACGGTTATGCCATAAGCCTTTGCAATAGCAGCAAAAGTCTCTTCGTCCACCCCAAGCTCCCCCAGCTCGTGCCTGCGAATGGTAGTATGGGTGCTTCCGATTTCGTCCGCAAGCCATTGCTGAGTTTTATCGAATTTTTTGCGCCAAGCTAACAGGTGCGGGCGGGTAGGATGGGCTTTCTTCATGCGTTCATTAATGCCCAAAAAAAAATCTAGGGGAACGACATTAACCGTTCAATTTTCCTTGACTTCAATGAACGGTTATCGTTCAATGCGCCGCATGAGCCTATCCAAGCATCTGCGGCGCCCTGGTGTGACCGCCGTTTCAATCGCCCAGCAGATGGGCGTTTCTCACACGTCCGTCTTGCGTTGGGCGGCTGGTTCGGTGCCGGTCAAGCGCTTGCCCGAACTCGCCCGCGTCACCGGCATTCCGGCGCGCGATCTCCGGCCTGACCTGGCGCACCTCCTCAAAGCGCAGCGCAAGGGCCGCCGCCATGATTAAGCACCGCATCCGTCAAGCCATCGCCCGCCTGTTCTGGGCCATCGGGGATGGCATCTGCGCCATTGGCGACCGCATCCGGGGGCGCGACTAATGCCCAGCGGTTATTTCTGGAGCGCCGAACAGGACGCGCAACTGCGGCAGTATTGGGACGCGGGCCATTCCACGGCTGAGATTGGCCGCCGCATGGGCGTCACCAAGAATAGCATTATCGGCCGCGCGCATCGCCTGCTGCTGCCGCCGCGTGCTGCCATTTGTGGTTCAGCCTTGGCGCCGGTCTCGGACCGTCAGCGCGACATCATCCGCAATTTGTGGCGGGCCGAACCCATTACAGCAATTTGCCGACTTACCGGCCTGGACGCCCGCCGCGTCAAGAAACTCGCGGTGGAGATGGCCCTGCCGGAACGTGATGCGACCTTGGGCACAATGCTCAGGGCGCGGGCGGCGCGCTTCAACACTTCCCCGAAGCGTGCCGTCCAATCCTCCCGCTTACTTTTTTCAGCGGTTGAGCGCCTGGGTGCCTCCCCCCAGGTGGAGTTGCCCGGCGCGGTTGCGGAAACGCCGCCGCGCCGGGTCTTTTCGGGGGCGTGCTGCAAGTTTCCCATGTGGCACGACAGACAGGCCGCGACGCATGTCTATTGCGACGCGCCTGCCGTGGAAAACGTGAAGGGCGAGGCGTCGCCGTATTGCGCCGCCCATTACGCGCTTTGCCTCATTGAACCCAAGAAACACGCCGAACAACGCAAAGCCGCGCGCCTGGCGCTGCTGGCGGCGGGGCAACTCAAACCCATGCCGGGCATCGACACATGGAGGTGGGGATGAGCGCCGAGACGCCATTTATTCCAGGCTGGCCCTGGCTGGATTCACCCGGCGTGCCGCGTGTGGTCGTGGTGCAAATCGCGCGGGAAGTGCTGCCTGCGATTATTGCGCGCGAATACAATGGTCAGCACCGCGACAGCCCGGCCGACGCGGCGCGGATTGCGTTTGAATATGCCGAGGCGTTTGTGAAGAGGGCCCGCGCATGAAGCCCGCCTTCATCTTCCTGTTCCTCATCTGCGGCGCTGACGGTGGCCTGTGCGAGGAAGGCCTTGTCGCGCATCGCACATGCGCGCTGGCGGAGGCTTTCGTGCGCTACGGAATGAGGCCCGAGCAATCGCTGCACGTCACGGAATGCGTGGCGCAGGCGGAATGGATGCAGCGGAGGCGCGCGCAATGACCCGCGCCGCGCCAGACAGGCAGCCGAGGCAACGCGCGCCGCGTTTGTATGGATACCGAATGGCTGAGCAAAAGCTTCGGGACCAGCCCAATGATACATGGGGCTATTTGGTCCCGGTTACCGTCCTTCGTGTTGAATTGGAGGTGCCAATGCGCGAACTAAACGTGCAGCAGCTTGATATGCTTGCCGGTAGGAGCGTCACATGATCCTTGGCATAGACCCCGGCAACACTGGCGCCATTGCTTGGCTTTCCACCGAAGGCCACTTGATTGAAGTGCATGACTTGCCGGTGGTGAAAGGCAGCGGCCTTATCGAAGCTGTGCTGGTGGACATGATCCGCGCGCGTTCTGATGTGCATCACGCATGGATTGAGCGCTTGGCATCGAGCCCTCAAATGGGCGTCGTCAGCGCGTTCAATTTCGGCATGGGCTACGGCAAGATTAAAGGCGTCCTGGCCGCGTGCGGTATTCCATTAACCGAAGTCACGCCAGCCAAATGGAAGGGCGCGCTGCGCCTTTCTTCCGATAAGTCTGCATCACGCGCCCGCGCGGCGCAGCTATGGCCGGGCCTCGCTGGAACTTTCGCGCGCGTCAAAGACGATGGCCGGGCAGAGGCGGCGCTGATTGGGCTGTATGGCGCAACGGGCGGGAAGGGGGCGGTGCGATGAAATACGGTTCCGTCTGTTCCGGCATTGAAGCAGCGACGGCGGCTTGGCATCCGCTTGGCTGGCAAGCGTCTTTCTTTTCCGAGATTGAACCTTTCCAGCGCGCCGTGCTGGCACACCACTACCCCAACATACCCCTCCATGGTGATTTCACCACCATCAAAGGTTCCGAATATGAGCCAATCGACCTTCTTGTGGGAGGAACCCCCTGCCAATCCTTCAGCATCGCGGGACTCAGAGGCGGCCTGGACGACGACCGTGGCAACCTGGCCCTTGAGTTTCTCCGCCTTGCTGACCGAACACGGCCCAAGTGGCTGGTTTGGGAGAACGTCCCCGGCGTCTTGTCGTCGAACGGAGGACGGGACTTTGGTTCCATACTCGGGGGCATGGTCGAACTCGGGTATGGCGTCGCCTACCGAGTCCTTGACGCTCAATACTTTGGAGTGGCCCAGCGTCGCCGCCGTGTGTTCGTTGTCGGATACCTTGGAGACTGGACCCGTGCCGCAGCGGTTTTATTTGAGCGCCACAGCTTGCAGGGGCATTCTGCGCCGCGCCGAGAAGCGCGGGAAAGTGTTGCCGGAACGCTTGGAGGAAGCTCTCAAAGCGGCGGCTTTCGCACAACCGACCTAGACAATAGCGGCGCCTTCATTCCTGTGCAGGCGAATACGCTTATGTCATTCGGGCATAGCCCGAACCCGCTTGATGAAACGCTGGTTGCGCAGACCGTCGCGCCCTCACTCACAAGCAACCCATACGGCGATCACGAAAGCAGAGAAGGTACGCTGGTTGCCTTTGGTGGTAATCGCACAAGCGGCCCCATTGATGTGACGCCCGCGCTGCTGGCGCAGCCGGGATCAGGCGTCAAATGCGACTTTGAAAGCGAGACGTTCATAAAGACCGGCCTTGCACACCAGCATGGCGGTAGCATCGGCCCTCATACCTTCGCCGTCCGCCGCTTAACCCCGCGCGAGTGCGAGCGCCTCCAAGGCTTTCCTGATGATTACACGCTGGTTCCCAATCGCGGAAAGCCTGCCGCAGATGGCCCCCGCTACAAGGCGCTAGGGAACTCGATGGCCGTGCCGGTTATGCGGTGGATTGGCCAGCGCATTTCCGCATCGGAGCGCCGCCATGCAGCGTAGCGCCACCCTTGCCGGGCCTGGAATGGCGCGCTCACCAAGCGCCCATTTCCGCACCGTGCGTTCATCCACTTCAAGCGCCGTTGCCGCCGCGCGCTGCGACATGCCGAGCGCTGCAATCGCTTCCCGGAATTGCTCAGGCGACACGGCGGACAATGCCTTGCGCGTCAACTGTCATGCCAGCCGCCGCCAGGGCAGGGCGCAACGTCTCAATCGTTTCGTCCATGCGGAACGTGTTGGACAGCGTGCCGTCAGCCTTGAACAGCGCCAGGCGCTCGGGCCGGTCGTCGCGGCGGCTGATGAAGCCGATTGCATCGGCGGGAAGGGCGGGGCGGGTGGCGGGCTTGAACATACGCATAATCTAGGCCCATGGGGCCTATATGTCAAGGGGTATTTTCATGGCTGAAACACCCCGCGCCACAGCCGAAGAAATCGACGCCTGGGTCGCGCGCTGCCGTCACAACCTAGAAACCCGCGCGCCCGATCCTGTCGAGGATGAGGAACGCGCGGCGCATTTCGAGACACACAAAGCCAAAGGCGCGAAGAAATGAGCCTGACCCAAAGCGCCATTTGGCTTGCGGAAGAAATGCGCCTGCCGGTCTTTGCTTGCGGGCCGGATAAGCGCCCCGTGACGCAACACGGCTTCCATGACGCGACACGCGACCCGACAGAAATCCGCCTGCAATTCAGCACCCCAGGCGCGGCCATGATTGGCGTGCCGACCGGGCAAGGTGCCGGGTTCTTTGTTGTGGATCTCGACGTCAAGAATGGCGGGCAAGGCCTGGAATGGCTGGCGGCAAACCAGCACCGCTTGCCCCGCACCAGGACACACAGGACACGCTCGGGCGGGCAGCATCTTCTTTTTCAATGGCCGGAAGGCCGCACCATTCGCAACAGCGCTTCACGCGTGGCACCCGGCGTCGATGTCAGAGGCAACGGCGGGTATATTATCGCGCCCCCATCCCCAGACTACGAGATAGCCGACGCCGCCGCGCCTATGCCCGCCCCGGCATGGCTGCTGGACCTGATAGACCCGCCTGCCGCAACCGCACCAGCCCCAGCCCCGCGCCCGGCGCCCGCGCCCCGCACCAGCGGCGACGGCACGCGCTACGGCCTGACCGCCCTCGACAACGAATGCCAAGCCATCCTGAACGCGGCGGACGGCGGCAAGCATGACGCGCTCAACCGCGCCGCGTTCTCGATCGGCGGCCTAGTCGCGGCCGGTGAGCTGGCGGAAGGCCCAGCCTTCGCCGCGCTATCATCCGCGCTGGCAGGCATCCGGCACCGCTGCGAGGATTTCCGCGCGGCGGAGAAAACACTCGCCACCGCGTTCCGCGCCGGCATGGCCAAGCCCCGTGAAGCGCCCCGGCTGATGCGCCGCATTGTGGAAGAATACGAACCGCGCCCGGAGCCGCCGCCGCTGACAGAAGCGCCGGACCATTGGAGCGCCGAACCGGAGCCGGACATCGGCCTGGAGCCGGAACGGGTGGCGGCGGTTGTTCAATCCACGGCCCTGCCGCTGATTTATTTCGAAGACGTCAAGCCCGCGCTGAAGGCCGAGGATTTCGTCGAGGGCCTCATCATCAAGGGCGCGATGTCGGTCGTCTACGGCCCGTCCAACTGCGGCAAGACGTTCTTCATGGCCGACCTGGCGCTTCATGTGGCCATGGGCTTGGAATGGCGCGGGCGTGAGGTGGAGCGCCTAGGCGTGATCTACTGCGCCTTGGAAGGCGCGCACGGCATCGCCAACCGCGTGGCAGCCTTTGCCCTGGCGTGCGGCCTAGACGGACAGCGCATCCCCTTCGCCATTATCCCGGTATCGCTGAACCTATTGGACCCCAACGCCGACACCGGCCGGCTGATTGACGCCGTCAAGGCCGCAGCCGAGCGCATGGAAATCCCGGTCGGCCTGGTGGTGATGGACACGCTTTCCCGAGCCATGGCCGGCGGCAATGAGAACAGCCCTGAAGACATGGGCGCGCTGGTGACCAATTCCGCCCGCATCCAGCAGGCGACCGGCGCGCATGTGGCGTGGATCCACCACAGCGGCAAAGACCAAGCCCAAGGGGCGCGCGGCCATAGCCTATTGCGCGCGGCCACCGATACCGAAATTGAAATCAGCCGCGCCGACAATGACAGCCCATCCGTCGCCAAGGTGACCAAGCAGCGCGAATTGGAAATCGATGGCGTGTTCGGCTTCACCCTGAAGCGGGTGGAACTAGGCCTGAACCATCGCGGCAAGCCGGTGACGTCATGCGTGGTCGAGCCGACCGAAGACCGCCCCGCCAAGCCGCGTATCAACCTCACCAACGGCGAGGCCATGGCGCTGCGCATCCTCCATGACGTGATGGCCACGCAGCCCGTCCAGGTGCCCTACCAAGCCTCGCAGGCGGGCGTGACGGTGGCAGCAAGTAAGCACGCATGGCGTGAGACGTTCTTCGCACGTTCAACCGCCGATAGCCATGAGGCGAAGAAAAAAGCCTTCAACCGGGCGGCCGATGGGCTGGCCCAAAAGGGGCAAATCGGGGTGCATCACGACACAGTTTGGGCGGTGTAATTCGATGCAAAAGAGCAACGAACTACCCCTTTTTGCCGCCGCATATGCCGGGACATTGCCGGGACAAATCGGGACAAATCGGGACATTTTAAGCGGCGGCGAGAGACATGTCCCGGGACATTCTGGAACCCCCCCCCTAAAGGGGGGGGTCCATTGTCCCGATGTCACGGGGCGGGACATGTCCCGGTCAGACGATGTCCCGGCTAGACTGATTACAAAACGGAACGAAAGCCGGAAGGCAATCTTCGACGCCTGGCTGGCCGAGTGCCGAGCCTATGACGCGGCCGGTCGGCAAGACGAAGTGCCGCCCCTGCCCGAGCGCTTCCTGACCAACGGGCCGAAGCTATGGCGCGATGGCCCGGCCCATGCCGGCAAGCGGTGGCGCTGATGGACCTCACCCCTGCCCAAGTGGCGCGCGCCCATGCCGACGATGCGCTGGCCGAAGACTGCCTGCGCCGCGCCAGAGCGGCCCAGGAGGCGCTCCAGCACCCGAACCTAGACCAACCTAGCCGGGAATACCTCGAGGGCCTGAGCGCCCGCTACAAAGCCCTTGCAGGCCGGTTGCGTGGAACCCCTCAATGAATGGAGCCCTTGCCATGCCAAAGCCGAAACCCGCGCGCGCGCGGGGTCGCCCTGAAAGGGCTGTGACCGTGGATTTTGGGCCTGCCCAGCGCCTGGCCAATGGCACGGCATGGGTGGCCTACCGGGCGGACCCGGACAGCCCGGCGCGGCCGTCTGTGAAGGCAGCTAGCGCTAAGATTATCTACCACCAGTTGTGGCTGGCCGGACACCTGACAGACGAACACCACGAGGCGGCGGACAGGTATCTGACCCGGCTAGAGGTGGCATCCGGGGCCCAGGTGGATACGCGCGGCAATGGCGCGGCAAGCTATGGCCCGACCATGGCGCAGGTGGCGGCCCTGGCCGATCTGCGGGTGGCAGACGCGGCCATTGGCTCGGCGCCGCTGGTGGCAGGGGTGCGGACGGTGATCGGCTGGAATATCTGGCCGCCGGATTTGGAGGTGGGGGACTTCCGGGCCGCGCTGGGGCGCTTGGCTGAAGCTTGGGGCATGTGAAAAAAAATCGCGCGGCCTGCATTTTTTCGCTTGCATGTTATCCGCGTTTTGCGTATAAAGATTTCACCGAGGCAATCAAGCCCGGCAAATCGAGGGATTACCCAGATGACCAAGTTTGAAGCCGGCAAGACCTACATCGGCCGCTTTGCTACCGACGCCGATAGCCGCATCAGCTTGAGTGTGGCGGCCCGCACACCCAGCACCATCAAGACGGAAGCCGGTAAAACCCTACGCATCAAGGTTTGCCCTTACACTGGCGTCGAGCGTGTGTATCCGCTTGGCCGCTACAGCATGGCGCCGACAATTTCCGCCGACCGTTTGGCTTGAGGAGATAATCCGATGAGCGCAATCAAAATTACTCGCAAGCATCTAAAGCTTGGTGCTGTGACCGTCGTTGACCCGGTGGTTCATTATCAAGGCCGCAAGATTGTGTGTGATGGCCATTTGCCGGGAAATCTCTCGCGCCTTGTGCCGCAACCGTGGGGCAATGCTTCCCCCGAAGAATGGCGCCCGTTTGTGACATTGGCCGTTGCGATGGGGGTGTTATGACCCCCACCCGTTTGCGCGAATGCCTAGACCTGCTGCACTGGTCGCAGCGTGGTTTAGCGCGCATCCTGGACCGAGACGAGGGCACGGTGCGGCAATGGGCGCGCGGTGCCGTGGTGATCCCGGTTGATGTAGCGGCTTGGCTGCAAGCTCGCGCTACCCATGCCAGCAAGACGCCGCCGCCGGTGCGCAAGGAACACTTGACAAGCCCCTGATTTATTTGTAGGGGGTGAATATTCTGGATTTTTGCGCCCGGAGCCGAAAAGGCTGCCGGGCTTTTTCATGCCCGATCCGTATTACCAAACCCCAGCCTGGAAAGCCCTGCGGTCCGCTGCGCTACGGCGTGACGGGTTCCAATGTGTGATTGAGGGCTGCGATGCCCGCGCCGTGGTGGTGGACCATATCAAGCAACGCGATGCAGGCGGCGCCGATGCGCTGCCTAACCTGCGCAGCCTATGCCAGCGGCACCACAACATGCGCCCGCGCCTGTTTCAGGGCCGCGTGGCGGGTTGCGACGCCGATGGCTGGCCTATCCCGCCCCAGGCGCCCAAGCCCGGCCAGAAGCCTCGCTTCGGGCGCGCGAAGGGGTAGGGGGGGGCAAAATCTCTGGGCTGGGGGCGGTCACCGAATATGGGGGCCTCCGCGCACAGCGCCGCGAAATGGAGACCGGGGGTCGAATGACTGTTGAATGGCCGGCAGACAAGGTAGAGCGGCGCCCGATTGATGCGCTGATCCCTTACGCCAGGAACGCCCGCACGCATTCCGAGGAACAGGTGGCGCAGATTGCCGCCTCGATCCGCGAGTGGGGCTGGACCGTGCCGGTGCTGGTGGATGAGGCCGGCGGCATTATTGCTGGCCATGGGCGCGTTATGGCGGCGCGTAAGCTTGGCCTGGCAGAAGTGCCGGTGATGGTTGCGGCGGGCTGGTCTGAGGCGCAGCGCCGGGCTTATGTGCTGGCGGATAACAAGCTGGCGCTGAATTCCGGGTGGGATACCGCCATGCTGGCCGAGGAATTGAAGGGGCTGGCCGATCTAGGTTTCGATGCTGGGCTGACGGGCTTCTCGGCGGATGAATTAGCTGGGCTGCTTGCGGACTCAACGGAGGGCCTGACTGACCCGGACGATGTGCCGGAGGCGCCTGCCGATCCGGTTAGCGTCCTGGGCGATGTGTGGTTGCTGGGTCGGCATCGGATTGTCTGCGGCGACTGTACTGATCCGCTTGTGGTGGACAAGGCGCTGGCCGGCGTAAAGCCGCACCTCATGGTGACCGATCCGCCGTATGGGGTGAAATACGACCCGAAGTGGCGCCTGGAGGCTGGCGTGGGCTCATCTGGGGCGGCCACCGGCAAAGTGCTGAACGACGACCGGGCCGATTGGCGCGAGGCGTGGGCGCTGTTTCCTGGGGCCGTGGCGTATGTGTGGCACGCGGGCACGTTTGCCGGCGCGGTTGCGGAAAGCCTGGCCGCTTGCAAATTCAAGGTCCGCGCGCAGATCGTGTGGGTGAAGACCCGCCACGTCCTTTCGCGCGGGCATTACCATCACCAGCACGAACCTTGCTTTTACGGCGTGCGCGAGGGGCAAGATGAAAGTTGGCATTTTGTTCCTCAGCATGAGGTGGCGGTCTATTCGGTGAAGGATGGCAAAACCGGCGAATGGAACGGCGGGCGGAAGCAGTCGACAGTCTGGTTCATTGAACACCTCAAATCCGGCACCGGCCACGGCACACAAAAGCCGGTCGAGTGCATGAAGCGCCCCATCGAAAACAACAGCAGCCCCGGCCAGGCGGTTTATGAGCCGTTTTCGGGTTCGGGCACGACCATTATTGCGGCAGAAATGACAGGTCGCTCATGTCACGCCATTGAGTTAAACCCAGCCTATGTGGATGTCGCCATCAAGCGGTGGCAGGACTTCACTGGCCAGCAGGCCACGCTAGAAAGCGATGGCCGCACCTATGCAGAACTTGAGGCTGAGCGCATCGGCAAGAAGGCAGCATGACTGCCGGCCGCAAGCCTAAGCCGACGCACCTCAAGCTAGTCACCGGCAACCCCGGCAAGCGGGCGCTTCCGAAGGCTGAAGCTAAGACGGCGCCCGCGCTACCTTCGCCGCCGCCGCACTTGGCGGACGAGGCCAAGGTGGAATGGGGCCGGGTGTCTGAGGAACTTTACAAAATCGGCTTGCTGTCCGGTGTGGATCGGGCCGCGCTTGCCGCCTATTGCCAGGCCTATGCGCGCTGGGTGCAGGCGGAGCGCGCGATAGCCGAAATGGCGAAGCGGGATCAGTTGACCGGCGGCTTGATGATTAAGACCACGAACGGAAATGCAATTCAGAACCCGCTTGTCGGCACGGCGAACAAGGCCGCGACTGACATGGTGCGCTTCGCCGCAGAATTTGGGATGACGCCAAGTGCCAGGAGCCGGATTAACGCCACGCCGCCCGGCGAAGGCGCCGAAGACCCCGCCGCCCGGTTCTTTACCGGATGAAGCAACCGCCTGGGCAAAGGACGTCACCGCCCGCCGCATAGTAGCCGGGCCGCATGTGCGGAACGCCTGCAAGCGGCACTTGGCAGACCTAAAAGGCGCCAAGGCGCGCGGCCTGACTTGGGATGTGGACGCGGCAAACCGCGCCATTGCGTTTTTTGAGGTGGTGCTAAGGCTAAACGGTGGCCAGTTTGAGGGCCGCCCGTTCAAGCTTCACGCATCGCAGAAATTCATCGTTGGCAGCCTGTTCGGCTGGCGCCGGAAGGATGGCAGCCGCCGCTATCGGCGGGCCTATATCGAGATCGCCAAGGGCAACGGCAAGTCGCCTTTGATGGCAGGCGTCGGCATGTATTGCCTGACGGCGGACGGCGAAGATAGAGCAGAGGTTTACGCGGCGGCGTCAAAAAAGGACCAGGCGATGGTCCTATTTCGGGACGCGGTTGCGATGTTTCAGCAGTCGCCCGCGCTATCGGGACGGCTGACGCCTTCCGGGGGCAACCCGGTTTGGAATTTGGCGGACTTAAAGACGGGCAGCTTTTTTCGCCCGATTTCTTCCGATGACGGGCAGTCTGGCCCGCGCCCCTCATGCGCCCTGTGCGACGAGGTGCATGAGCATCGCAACGGCACGATGATAGAAATGCTGGAGCGCGGCTTTAAATGGCGCCGGCAACCGTTGCTCATTATGGCGACCAATTCCGGCTCTGACCGGCAAAGCGTATGCTGGCAAGAGCATCAGCACGCTGTGCGGGTGGCAGCCGGAACGCGGGAACCTGACGAAGCGTTTACCTTCGTCGGGGAAGTGATTGACGATGAGTCCTTCAGTTTTGTTTGCGCTTTGGACCCCGGCGACGATCCGCTTGAAGACCCGGCCTGTTGGGTGAAGGCAAACCCGCTGCTAGGCGTTACGGTGCAGGAAGATTACCTGGCCGGCGTAGTGCGGCAGGCTAAGGCTATCCCTGGCAAGCTGAACAACATTCTGCGGCTGCATTTCTGCCATTGGACGGACAGCGAAACGGCGTGGATGTCTCGCCCCGCGCTTGAGGCGGTGCTGAGCGAGTTTGAGCCCGAGGTTGAGCATACCGGCGAACGGGTTTTCTGCGGGTTGGATTTGTCTGCCACGCAGGACTTGACCGCGCTGGCCTTTGTTGTGCCGACCGGCTTTGTGGACATGCCGGCCGAGGATGGCACCACGGCGCGCTTGCCGACCTTTGATGCTTGGGTCGAGGCTTGGACGCCTGGCGATACGCTTGCCGAGCGCGCGCTACGGGACAACGTGCCCTATGACTTGTGGGTCAAGGACGGCTTTCTGAATGCCGCGCCTGGCCGGATGGTGCGCTTTGATTTTGTTGCCGCGCGTTTGGCTGAATTGGTCGGCCTCTATGAAATCGCGGCGGTTGGATACGACAGCTACGGCTTCAAAAAGCACTTCGAGCCGGAGCTTGATGCGCTTGGTGTGACGCTGCCCGTGGTGGAGCATCCGCAAGGCGGCAAAAAGAAGGGCGCTCAGGGCTTGTGGATGCCCGGCTCCAAGCTGGTGCTGGAGCAACTCATTCTGGAGAAGCGGATACGGTTGCGCCGTTCGCCCGTGCTGATTTCAGCCATGATGAGCGCCAGCACGGAAAATGACCCGTTCGGCAATTCATGGTTTTCCAAGCGGCGGGCCGTGAACCGCATTGACGCATTGATTGCGTTGGCAATGGCAGTAGGAGCCGCGACATCACAAGCTGATGGCGGCAAATCATTTTGGGAATAGGAGGCGGGATGCCCTTCTGGTCGCGCCTCTTTGGGCGAAAAACACTCGAACAGCTTCCACCTTTCGCGCGCTGGCCTGAAAGCAAAGCCGGTGTGGACATCAACACCACAACCGCGCTTGGCGCCGCGACGATTATGGCTTGCACGCGCGCTATTGCGGAAGGCGTAGCGCAGACTGAAATCAAGTTTCACCGGCAGTCGGGCGGGAAAGAGCGCATTTTCGACCATCCGCTTTTGCCGATCCTGACGCGGCGCCCAAACCCTTGGCAGACTAGCTTCGAGTTTCGGGAAACGCTGCTTTTTCATTTGGTTCTTTGCGGAAATGCTTTTGTCTTTGTCAATCGGGTGCGCGGTCAAGTGGTGGAATTGATACCGATTGAGCCTGGCAAGGTTTGGGTGCAGCGTAACCCTGACATGACAATGACTTACACCGTCACCTTTGAAGACGGGCGCGCGGCAAACTTGACCGCCGCAGATATTTGGCACTTGCGCGGGCCGTCCTGGAATAGCTGGATGGGCCTTGAGGCTATCAAGGTGGCGCGTGACGCCATCGGCCTGAGCATCGCGCTGGAAACCTCGCACGCGCGCTTGCACAAGAATGGACTGCAACCTTCCGGCATGTATACGATGGAAGGAACGATGAATGAAGAACAATACAAGCGGCTTCGCGCGTATTTGGCGCAGCATTATGCCGGACCAGACAATGCCGGGATGCCTTTGATTTTGGATCGCAGCGCAAAATGGGTTCAGCAAACCATGACTGGCGTAGATTCGCAGCATCTTGAAACCCGCAAGCACCAGATCGAGGAAATCTGCCGTCACATGCGCGTCATTCCCTTGATGGTGCAGCACAGCGACAAGACGGCAACCTATGCCAGCGCCGAGCAGATGTTCATAGCGCATGTGGTTCACACTATCGCGCCATGGGCGACGCGCTTTGAACAATCTGCCGAGGCTAACCTATTGGCGCCAGGTGAAGACGTGGACATTCGCTTCAACCTGAAAAGCCTAATGCGCGGCGCGGCAAAGGATCGTGCCGAATACTACGCGAAGGCGCTTGGTAGCGGCGGATCACCGGCCTGGATGACACAGAATGAAGTGCGAGAAGATGATGGACTTGACGCCATCGAAGGCGCGGACGCCTTGCCACAACCCGCAAACATGACCACGCCCGCAAGTGTGGAGAGTAGCAATGCAGCGACTTGAATTTGCTCTTGATGTTAAAAGTCTCGGCGAAGACGGCATTTTTGAAGGCTATGCCTCAGTCTTTGGAAACCGTGACGAAGGCGGCGACATTGTAGAGCGTGGCGCCTTTGCGCGCACGCTGCGCGAGCGTGGCGCAAAGGGTGTGAAGATGCTTGCCGACCATGATCCTACCAAGCGCATCGGCGTGTGGGAAGAGATGGCGGAGGATGATCGCGGCTTGCGCGTGCGCGGGCGGCTGCTGACTGAAAAGAACATCGGGCGCGAGGCGCATATTGACTTGAAGGCGGGCGCGCTTGACGGCCTGTCTATCGGATACCGGGTGAAGTCTGACGCGTATGATGGCCGGCGCCGGGCGCGGCTGCTGAAGGACTTGGACCTGTTGGAAGTTTCGCTGGTGTCGTTCCCGATGAACGAAGCGGCGCGCGTGACGGCGGTTAAATCGCTTTCAGTGGATGAAATTCGAGAGATTGAGGACTCCCTTCGTGACGAAGGGCAGCTTTCGGCGGCACAGTCCAAGCGGGCTGTCGCGATCCTCAAGAAATGGCTTCAGCGTGACGCTGAAGTGCCGAACACGACGCCTCGTGACGAGGTGGTCGCGGCTGAACTGGCGGAAATGATCCGCCGGAACATCGCAACCTTCTCATAAGGCAATCAAAATGGATATGGAAATCAAGTCCCTGCTTGAAGAACAGGGCAAAGCCTTTGTCGCGTTTAAGGCAAGCGTGGATCAGCAGATCAACGAATTGCAGAAAGGCGCGGCGGACGCTGTGACCAGCGAAAAGATTGGTCGCATCAATGACGCGCTTGACAGGCTCGGCGATGAAATCAAAGCTGCCGCCAAGCGCTCTGATGAAATCGAAGCCAAGGCCAATCGCTTGGCTTTGAGCGGCGGCGCGGCTACGGAAGTCGAAACCAAGGCGGCTGTCGAGTTCGCTCGTCAGACTGGCCGGCAGGTCACTGTTGACGATATGCGCGGCTACAAGTCTGCTCTGTTCGGCATGAATGGCCCGCTTCGCAAGGCTCGCCCGGACGAAGCCGAAACCAAAGCGCTGTCCGTCGGGTCTGATCCTGACGGCGGCTATCTGGTGACGCCTGACACTACGGGCCGCATTGTGACCCGCATTTACGAAACCAGCCCAATGCGCCAAGTCTCGTCGGTCATGTCCATCGGCACCGACGCTGTGGAAGGCTTGAACGACCTTGGCGAAAATGGTTTTGCTTGGGTCGGCGAAACCAGCGCCCGGACTGAAAACCTGACGGCGCAACTCGGCAAGTGGGCCATTCAGGTTCATGAAGCCGTGTCCGTTGTTTCTGCCACTCAGAAGGTGCTGGAAGACGGGCGCCTTGATCTGGAAGCCTGGCTGTCCGCCAAAAGCGCCGACCGCATTGCGCGCGGCGAAAATGCGGCTTTCGTGAACGGCGATGGTGTCAGCAAGCCTCGCGGCTTGGTGTCCTACCCGACCGCCGCGACGGTTGACGCTTCCCGCGCTTGGGGCACGTTTGAACACATCAACACAGGCGCTTCTGGCGCGTTCCGCACGCGCTCGGGCGATACCAACCCGGTCGATGACTTGGTAAACGTGGTTTATGCGCTGAAGTCCGGTTTCCGCAACAACGCGCAATGGATGACGTCGCGCGCCGTGTTGCGCGAGGCGCGCAAGCTGAAGGATGGCCAAGGCAATTTCATCTGGCAGCCTGCGGCGGTTGCGGGCCAGCCTTCCGCGCTTCTTGGCTTCAATGTGGTTGAAGCGGAAGACATGCCGGCGCTGGGGGCAAATAGCCTCTCCATGGCCTTCGGTGACTTCCGCGAGGCTTACCTGATCGTGGACCGGATTGGCCTCTCGGTGCTTCGTGATCCGTACACCGCATACCCGTATGTGTTCTTCAAGTTCCGCAAGCGGGTCGGCGGCGGCGCCATCAATTTCGAAGCGGTGAAATTCGTTCGCTTCGGCACCTGATCAATCTGAGGCGGGCATTGCGCCCGCCTCTTTCCCCACATTCGGAAGAAAAGGAAACCTTCCATGTATCGCGATCTTCACGATAACCTTTCGACTGCGCTGCTTGTCGCGCCGCAGACTGCGACTGCTGACATTACGCCGATAAGCGTTGACCTTCTCGGCTTTGGCGCCGCGATGGTGCTGCTTTACATCGGCATCGGTGGCATCACCTTCACCACCACGAACAAGATTGAGTTTATTCTCGAACACAGCAACGACAATTCCACCTGGAATGCCGTCGCTCAAGCTGACGTGCTTGGTCCGACTGTGGCGGCTGGCGGGATTGTTCGCTCGCTGGTTGCTGCAAAGGCGGCTGCTGATATTCAGGAAATTAGCTACATCGGCGGGCGTCGTTATATTCGCCTGACGCCTGATTTCAGTGGCACACATGGCACGGGCACGCCGCTGACCGCATTTGTGGTTCGCGGTATGCCGGAACAAATGCCGGCTGCCTAATGACTTGACGGGCCGCGTGGCAACGCGCGGCCCTTCCTTCTTTCAAGGCGGCGCCAATGTCTGAAGATTCTCTTGGCTTTATCGCAAAAATGGCAGCGGCGGCGGTCAGTTTTGGTGCTGGCTTCCGGGTGGCCTTTGCAGCGCACGCGGGCAAGCGTGGCTGGCACTTGGCATTAGAGGCTGTTGTGGGCGGCGCTCTTGGCATTATCGCCGCCGCTGGCGCTGTCTGGTTTGACCCCGGCTTGAAAGCAGATTCCTGGGCAATCTTTATCACAAGCGGCTGCGCTGGTTTGGCCGGCGCCATGGGGACGCGCGGGCTGGATTTATTGACTGAATGGCTTTCCCGGAAAGCTAAGTAAATGGCTAACCAAACCGTCACCACAGCCGTCAATTATGATGATGCCTCGATTTCCGGGCTGCTGAACGGCGAAACCATCACGATCAACTCCGGCGGATCGGTCACGATCAACAGCGACGTGCGCTGGGGTCAGAATGCCGCCGTTCTTGGGATCGTTGACGTAAACGAAGGGGAGCTTCGCATTAATGGCACCGAGACATGGTGGGTGCCGTTCTCGTCGGCCACCGGCACCGTGCCGGCGCTCGGCACGCAGGGCACCCTTGATGTCACGCGGGCAGGCACGGATGTCGGTGAGTTTCTTGGTATCTGGACGGCTCTCGGTACGGCTCCGCTGGCTGCTGGCGGCGCGATGCCCGCGACGGGCTGGATTAAGCTGCGCCGCCGCAGTGCCGCGCTGGCGACCGGCGATGTGCTGACCTTCACCGGCGGCGCGACCGCCACGCTGGC